ACCCCTAACTGTGGTTAGAGTTGCACCAACTACTTGGTCAGCAGTGATTGCTGCACTTAATGTAAGTGTTTTTGTACCTGTATTGATAGAAGCAATAGTTGTGTTTGCTGGAATACCAGTACCAGTGATTGCATCACCAGCTTGTAATTGCTCCACAGCATCAACTTGAACTTGTGTTGTTGCATTACCTGCAAAGGTAGCAAGAGTTTTAACTGTTACAGGAGTAGTAGGATCACCCAATTCAATAGTAGGATCGTTAACAGACATTGAAGCACTGTTAACAGTAGTTGTTGTACCATCAATTTGAAGGTCACCTTTGATTATAACCAATCCATCAGCGTCGCCACCTGCAGGATATGGGTCTAAAATCAATTCTTGGATGTTATTGATAGTGGAAAGTGTGTTTCCATCTAACTTAAGGTTATCAACCTCAATTTGACCAGTCTGTTGTGTAGTACCAGTAATAGTTGTTTGACCGTTAAATGTCACACCGTTTTGGAACGTTGTGGTTGAATTAACTGTCAACAGGTCGCCAGCTGCAGTACCAAGAGTTGTGTTGTCATCAACCTTAAGGTCTTTAGTCCATGTGGTTGCACCAACACCGACACCACCAGCAACGGTAAATGCTGCTGTAGCAACGTTGGAAGCATCAGTTGTATCTGCATAGTTAGCAGTAACACCAGTTGCATAGTTCCAGTCAGCACCTTCTACCTGAACTTTATCAGAAGTAGTCTCATCATAATATATGGAAGCATCCTTTGTATTACCGAAATGAAGCTTCATGTCATCAGCGATACGCAAGTCGGGGGTACCTGCTACTCGCTTGATGTCCACAACAGCATCAGAGTCGTTAAATACGAATTCTACGTCACCTGTAGTACCAAATTCTAGTTCCTGACCATCTTCGATTACTAACTTACCTGTGCCATTTGCACGGAGGATAAGGTCAGCGTCAGTAGTAGAAGTAGTAATGACGTTAGCATTTAAGTTAATGTCATCAACATTCCAGTTATCAATCTTTAAGTTACTGTCTAGAACAACAGCAGAACTTGCGGTTAGAGTTCCATGGACATGATCAAGCATGTCTGTGAAGTATCTACCACCAACTACCTGTGCAGCACCATTGTTATCACCTGCAAATAGGCGATCACCAGCATTTGCTTGAGTACCGTTTGCACCAGTAGTAAGTGCTAATTCACCATACGTAATGGTGCCTGGTGCGGTTGAACCAGTACTCCTTTTAATGAGTATATTTGATGCCATTAGAAGCTACCCCCGTTGATAGTTACGTTATTCAGTACATTTGTTGGAACAAATTTTGTATCTGCAGCAGAATAGACTAGAACAGAACCGTCTGCTAGTCCTCCTTGAGATGTATCGGTGAGATCGACATCAGACATACCACCAATAGTACCTCCACCACCTCCAGTGGCGACTCTGGTTACTCTTGGAACTGATTGATCTCCAAATCTTAGTCGTGCCATTAAATTGTTACCCCCTCAAGTACGCTGACAGAACCTTCCAGAACTCTGGATTTGATACCAGATGTTGCTGTGATAACGACATCATATACATAACGACCTGACTTCATTGCGGCCGTTTGTCCATTTGTGAGAGATAATTGAATCTGCCCACTGGTTGCAGGTGAAAGAACTGCAGCAGTTACAGTAGTGGACGTACTACTTGTGTAATGCTTTTTGATTTTACATGCTACTGTATATCCAGTCAAATTGAATACTGTCCCATTATCGTTTTCAATAGTGAAGTCGATGATGAAGTCAGAACCCTGATATATCAGTAAATTGGATACAGCACTAGCCATTCTTTTACAACTATATTATTTAGCTTAACTTTATTTATCTTCTTTTTGAATCAGGTTCTTTACAAGTTCTTTAAGTTCTGCCACTTCGTCCTTTAAAGTCTCCATTTCTGCTGCTTTTCGCTTTGCATCTGCACGTGCTTTCCTATATGCTTCATATGCAGTTACATCGGTGTTTAAAATCGCATTAGAATTTGGATCCCTACCGAGTTGGTTATGTCCTTCGACAGGGATCAGTTCAATTACATCATCTTCCATTATGCTAACGCTATCGCTCTAAAGTCTTTTACTCTAGGTATGTATGGTTGTCTCCAACTTAGAAGACTAATCTTAATCTGGAATGCATCAAAATCATCAGTATCCTCTACACTAAATTCATAATCAGTAAATGTGGTTAAATCATTTTGAGGAACTAATTCACCGCTATCTGGTTTTCCATCAGTATTAAAGAACTGGAATGGTAGGTCATCAAGATTACCTGCATAACCAACAGGTACTAACTTATACATCACAACAATCTTAGACTGGTTGAATGTATTGGAAGAAAGCATGACTTTAATACCACTAGCACTCTTTTCTAGTCTTGCTACCTTAGTAATATAGTTAGCAGCACATTCTCCACCTATACCTGATGTTGGAGTAATGTTATTATATTGATTCGCTGTAGTGATAATAGCACACTGAGTTAAATCAATTACAGGAGACAAATGAGATACCTCAGTACCAAGATTTATTTCCATAGTAAATGACTTAGCACTATTCATTCTATTAATTTCATTTAACTGGTTAGCAACAACCTTAGTATCTGGGAAGTAATTCTCCTCAGCGATAGTAATGTCTTGCCATGCAGCGTCTTTAACAAATGAAGTCTCTGCACTCTCTCCAGCTGGATAAGGACCACATGAGGTTCCACTAGTACCTTTAACTCTAGCAACAATACTTGTCATTGGTTCCACCTGACTCTGTATCTGTGGTGTAAGAACATCCCATGGAACGTTTTGTGATATAACCATATTAGGTCCACCACAGTTAATACTCTTACCTGCATTCTTACCAGTAATTTTCAAGTTGTAAGAGTGTGGACTATTAATAGAGATTAATCCACCTGTTGCACTGTTATGAGTTGTATTAATTAAGGTTAATGGAATACCTGCAACGTTATAACATTGTACAATTGCATCATCTGCATGTGCTAATCCAGTTCCAGTACCTGAAGTACCTGAATAATTTCTACCTGCAGCATTGATCGTAATGACGTTTCCACTAATACCTTCATATGCAATTATCTCATCTCCACTACCATCCTCAGCAGTTCCAAGTATCTTAAGGAAACCTAGGTTAGTACTACTTACAGCACTTCCACCTATTGTTGTATGGAACTGAGATGCATCATCAACAGTTAATGAAAGACCTGTTGTGGTTAAACCTTGTGCCATATTAACAGCAGTATCTGCTACTTCAGAGCTAGCTCCACTAAGTTCAACATAGTTGAGATTAGACTGTTGACCATGATTACTATGGAATACCCTTATCTCATCACTACCAGAGGTTGTTTGGAGTGCATTAGACCTTAGATTCAAATATCCACCATTTGCTTCACCTAATTGTGCATTTTCTAGTACAAGTGTACTATTTGCTGCTGTAGATGGAATTGTAAACTCTGCTCTATAGATCTTAAACATAAGATCCTCATATTGAGTAGGAGTCCAAGTAGAAGCGTTTTGAGACTTAAATAAGACACCGATGTATGGTTGTTCCGATATTTTCTCTCCTGCATGTGCAGCATCAATAGCATCTCTACCAAGTAACGATATGAATACCTTATACTGGTTAGAATCAGATGTAAGGACGATTGCATGTTCCTTTCTGAATGGAAGGAATACAGGTGCTTTAAATGTAAATGTAGTGGGTTTTGAAGCATCTTCTGATGTAAACACATCATCAGGATCTTTAACTACTTTGGATAAAGGTAGAATATCCTGTGTTGGAGTTCCATTCTCTACAGTTCTAATATCCATAGCAACAGGTATTTCAGCATCCTTAGTAAAGAAGAATAAGTCAATCTTAGTTAAGAAGACACCACCCTCAAGAACTGAGTCCTCAACTAGGAATGTTTGTGCCAATGGGTCACACCATCTAGTTTCTGTTTCAGTAGATACACTTGCACTAGTCAAAGTTCTAGCATCTTTCATATCCTCAGATGTTACCTTAGCATTTCTAACTGAGATAATTGTTTCCTGAGTTGTCTGTAATAAACCTGAAGATGTAAATTCTGCTTCACCATTAGAATCTGATACACCAACTACTTTACTATTATCAGCAGTGTCACTTAATCTGAATAGTTTAGTACCAGTCTTAAATTTCTGATTACCTTCAACACTAGGAGCATCAATAAAGAATGATCCTCTTAATTTACCTTTCTTATCAGTAACTAAGTCTTTATTATTAACTTTAGCAATGGCACCAGATGTTTCACCAACAATATAGTCATTGATCTTAGGTGAACCATAATAAGTTCCTTTTGCCTGATCAGCAAGAGACTTAGTATCAATATTAATGAATGCCAAGTTAGACTTGTAATCACTAATAGATGTAATATCTGAACCGTCTAATGGGTTGATTTGGAATCCTTCGTTTGGAGCTGCAACTCTTCCCTTAAATCTAAACTTACCATTTCCTTTGGTAACATGGACTGTCTCACCAATTTGGAATGGAATACTATTTGTCTTTGTATCAGTAGCTGGATCTTTTACTAATCCCATGATTTTAGGTGTAACTAATTTCTTAGGAAGTGCAATACCATCAAAGAATGCAAAGAACTTAGTTCTTGGTTTTAGTTTCTGGCACACAAACTCAATGTTTCTAGAACGCATAAACTGAATGTGCTCGACAGAAACAACTCTACTACCAAGTGATTGTTGTTCGATAACAGGAGTTACTCTATATCTGATACCAGTTCTAGTTTGTTTAGTAGTTGTAGTAACTGTAGTAGTAATAGTTCTATCTCTTCTTCTCTTATTTTGTCTTCTCCATGAACCAACGTCTCTAGTTGTACTGGTTCCTGTCCATGTAGTTTTCCATGAATTCCAGTGTATAGGAGAAAAACCATTCTGGTCTGCATTATATTCCCTAACTGTAGTTAAGAAGTTACCTTCTACAACAGGACCTTTAATTGGATTGAGAGATTTTGTGTCTACCCAGTTGTCATTTTCAGGATATAGTTCAATATCACCCACATATGTAAAGACGTTAAATGGGTTAACGTTTTCTACAGCAGAAGCATATGGTTGGTCAATTAATACAGTATCACTATATGGAAGTGTTATAATTTCATCTGTTTGCTGTACATTTACACTACTTGTTCCATAAGTTAATGGAATTTGAGTTGTGTAGTGAGCAGGTCTCATCTGACCTTCTTCAAAATCAACAGAGACTCTAAAGTCAGGATGTAATGTGTCAGCAGTAGAAAGACTTGCAAAGTTATCTACGATAAAACCATTCTTATATCTGCTAAGACCACTAGCATCTCTAATCTCCATACTTGCAGTTTCACCCTCAAGTAAAGAAAGTTGAGTATAATATTCAAGTGTCTTGATTCTATTCTCAAGAATTTGAATATCACGGAAGGTAAATCGCTTAAAGTTTGTTTCTTCTATACTAATGTCATTGTCAACATTAAAGACATATGGTTTATATGTTAATGTAGCTAATAACATAGCATCGTCAATGTCATCAGGAGGAGCAGGATTCGTAGCAGGTGCACCCTTGACAACTTGTATAATGTTGTCTTTATTCATGAATACCTTATCAACCCTACCAAGATAGTGCTGTAAACTAAGAATAGTTGTATCTCCTATGCCAGGTAGACCAGTTAAGTTACCAGTAAATGCTCTATTATCAAAATCAAGGTACTTAGTAGCACTTAGAGTCCATGGAGAAGCAACAGAACCACCACCAGCTAGTCCTGTAGCAACTATTGGTCTAAAGTCAATAACATCTCGTAAATTTTCATCATCAAATTTTGGTATAATTTTATATTCTGATGTAGCGTATGAATCTACTGTGTAAGGGTTTACTCCTGAAGTAGTAAGGAACCTATCAACCACAACATATAATCTATGTGTTGGTGCTGTATAACCAGCCTTTCTTACGATAGTTGAATAATCATAAAACTGATCTCTTTGACCATCATCAAGATCATAGTTGTCAGTAATATTAGTAGAACCTTTTTTATAAGTACCTGCTTCTATCTGTAGAGTAGCACCTCTTGATGTGGAAAGTGTCTCTCCATCAGTAAACACATCATCATCTACTGGAATGAAATATAAATCATTACTTGTAGTTGATATAATTCTTGCTCTAGATCCTGAGATGTCTCCTGTAACTACATCATCAGTTTCCAAATCACCTAGTAAATTTTTATATCTAAATTGTGGAAGAACTGGATCTAGCTGATTAGTAGATTCAAATATACCCTTGATTTTAAATACATCACCAGTACCTAAAGAAATACGTTCATCATCTACTCTGTACGCATTACCAGTAGTAGCAGTTGTTAGACCATTTGGACTACCAGATACAGTTGTCTTGTCAAGTTTGAGGATCTTCATCCTTTCAGTAGTCTTTGCCTTAGCAGATCTATTAGAACTGTATACTGTGACAATAACGTCAATAGTACCAGAACCACCACCACATAAACCACCTAGAGCAACAGACTGTGTGTTAACTGATGGACTACCTGTGGTAAAGTCACCTTCTTTTACTATATCACCATCGCCTGTACCAGATGTTACACTAACAACAAAATCATCACCATCATCTGCATTCTTTATTAATAAACCTGAACCAACGTCAACTGTAGCAGATCCACTTGATACAGATATACCTGTTACAGCAACCCTAAAATAACCTGCAGGGTTTTGTGTATTGTTATTATTAGTATTCTTTAATGCTTCAAATCCTAATGGAGTAAGGAGTTTCTTCTTATTTGCTTCCTTAATCTCTGGTCTAGACCGAATGACACTACCATTGATAGCACCATTTGCCATATTACCTGCACCAGCTGTTGCTTTCTGAACTGTGAATACATTAGATCCAGTAATACCAGTAACTGTAACCCTATGTGCTATACCATTGTTTGAGAATTCAACAATATCACCCACCTTCAACTGAGTGTCGAAGTTAGATAGTGTTGATGTAACGGTAGCAGTTTGAGATGTACCAGATCCAGATATTCCAGAAATAATAGGACCTGAACCAGGTAATGCGACTCTAACATCCATGACTGCATCAGCAGTACCACCACCAGATGAGAATGCATATGATTTTACATCAGTAAAGTTATATTTCTGAACTCCACCAGCTGCAATAGTACCATGAGTATTACCAGCACTGTTATTAACTTTTAATACCTCGCCTGGTACAAATGTACCATTAGTCTGATAAAGATAACCAGTAGTACCTGAACCTGATTGGCAGAAACCTGTAGCACCTGATGTTACACCATATACCCTTCTACCATTTGTCCAAGTTCCACTACCTGTAAGAGTGATCTTAGTGAATAATTGTATATCTGAAAGGTATATTTTATAAACTGTTTCCTGAGTATTGAATGCACCAGACTCATGATAGAAGTTTAATGCTCTTGCTTTACCAATAACAGTACCTGAAGGAGTACCAGGTGTGGTAGTAACTGTATCTCTTAGTTCAATCACCTCATATATGGTAGGTGCTTGATGCTGATTAGTCATAAAGACATAGTTACCAAAGTCAGATGTAAGAGATTGGTTAGTTACTGTATCAAAAGTTCTTGGTTTCTCTACATCCTTATATGATGTGGAAAGTCTTTCTGTTCTGTAACCAGAAATATATGCAGATCCACCAGATAATTGAACAGCAATATTAGACTCAGATGGAGTATTACCATCACTAGTAGTTGAGTCTAGAGTAAATACACCGTTGTTAAACCCATCATCAAGGTTTTCTCTTGCGTCTATACTGAATTTCTTGACATAGTAGTTACCAGACTCCTCTTTAGTTCTGGTAGCAAGCACATCATTGATGAAACCTAGTGTACTACGTTCTACTTTCTTCTGTATTTTACCAATATCAGTCCTTAAAAGTTCAATAAAGTCAGCAGAGTTAGGATCTGTGGTCTGTTTTTTGATTAAAGTTAGGTTAATTTTAAATCTATCGGCACCTGGTGCTGAGAAATTGGTACTACCGATCGCATTATCGTAGAGAGTTGCGTCTTCATCAGCAGTAATAATCCTTTCTTCTACTTTTAGACCAACTTTATATGATGGTGTGATGCCATACTGGTCTAAAATAAGAGTTTGTTCGTTTACGGGAACAAAATATCCCCTAACATAGTAAGTTCCTGACCCTACACTCGCTGTAGAACCTCTACTACTAGAATTTGAGTTTAATAATTGTGCGATTGGCGTTCCAGCAGCAATCGTTGTTGAAGCATAAGTGATATCACTCTCACAAGTGAAGGTTTCACCGTCTGAGAACGTAGTAGTTGTATTATCAGTCGCTTTTTGGAGATAATTTATATAAAATGTGATATTATTTCTAGTTGAAGTAGTGGCACTAATAGAAAATAATACACGAGCACGTACACCTGAGGTAGATCCTTTAATAACTAACCCATCAAGAGCATCTCTGTATAATTCTACGTCAAGATTAAGGTAAGTATTCTGTATTATGACACAAGGCACATCATTGTTCAGTGTAATCCCACCAGGAACCACCATAGAACCTTCTTTATAGACAC